AACAATATTTCAGGTATCCAAATACCTTGCATATTATTTCCAATAAGAATACATTCCTTTATCTAATTCATATTTTTCCCATACAAATCTATCCTGCATAGGTTGATGATTTGCCCAATCCCACATTTGATCTAAACCCTCCTTTAGTGTAGTAGTAGACTTAAAATCTAATAAATCAATAGATTTTTGGAATGTTGGAATTGAATGTTTTACCTCATGTCTTGCCTCTAAATATCTAAATTTATCCTGAGTCCCTATTACTACTCTAAGAGTATTAGCAGCTTCCTCTATTGATATTTCCTCAACTCCACCTAAATTAATGATTTGTTTAGATGCTTGTTCTCTTATTGCTGAATTCCATAATGGTTCTAGTATATCATCTATAAAACTAAATGCTCTAGTTTGTGTACCATCTCCAAATATAGTCATTGGTTCATGGTTAAGATATTGATACATCCAAATACCTAACACATTTCTGTATTTATCCCAGATATTTTGTTTAACACCATAAACATTATGGGGTCTGATTAAACAATAATCTAACCCATGTTGTTCGTTTGCGATTTGTATATCCATTTCACAAGCATATTTAGCTACACCATAAGGATCAATAGGCTTAGGAATTTGTGTTTCATCAAATATACCCCCATAACCATGGCCATATACTGCGAGAGTTGACGTAAATACCAGTCGTTTAACATCGTGCCTAATACATTCATTGACTATGCGTGCTGTAGCTTTTAAGTTGTTATCATAGTTGAAACAACGTATAAAGGGGCTAAGTCCCTCAGCAGCATAAGCTGCAAAATGAAATACATAATCAAACTTATTAACCTCAAAACAATTTTCAATAGGATGGTCAACTAGATTCATTTGCCAAAAATCTACTTTAGGGTGAATATTTAACTGGCTTCCACCACTTAAATCATCAATACCCACTACTTTGTATTCAGGTTTATTTTCAATTACCCAATCAGCTAATCTACTTCCAATTAATCCTGCTACTCCGGTTATTAATATTGTTTTACTCATATCTTATTCCTTTTATTAGTTGTTTATTTTTTGGGTTATGTGAATGGTTTTCAAATAAAGAAGGAGCTATCCCCCACTTATATGCAAATGTATCAGCTGCTGGTCCTTCGGTTGCTTTAAATGCTTCTCCCTCTTTGCCATTTTTTGTTGCAGATGAACCAAAATGGTAGAAATGTGATTTATGGGTTCTAGTAAAAGTTAAACCATTTAAGTCTAGTTTTAAAAAGAAATCCCAATCACATATAAATGGGGATTGATATAAAGTATCAAACCCACCTACTATCATATAATCTGTTTTCCACATAGCAAATGGAAATATACCTCCATCTTTAGTAGATTTATCTTGTCTAATTTGTTCTTCATATTGTAAAAATCCCTTATAATCAAAGGTTTCGGGAGTTTTACCAAAATCATTTACAGGGAAATTAAATATACCAGGACCAGTAGGTTCTATTTGGTTAATAGTTAATACTTCACCCTTTTTTAGGTTTTCTTTTATAGTTATGTCCCACCCTTTACTTAAAACATTATCATCATTTATTATACAAATAATTTCATAACTGGCATTATAAACACCAAGATTTAAAGCCATTTGCATTCCTTGATTTTGTCCTAAATTTAAAACTTTAATATCATCCTTATATTTATCTAATATATTTTGACTTTCTTCTATATAACCATCTACTGCAACTATTATTTCATTTATTTCGCATTGTCCTTCAATTGCAGATTTTAAACAAATGTCTAAAAATAAAGGATTACGGTATGTTGGAATTATTAAACTTATCATTTTTATTTTTTTATTATGTATGAGCCTGTATGGTATCCGGTTTCAGATTCTGATATTTTATCCTTTAGGGAATAAATAGAATCATCATATGGGTTGTGTACTTGTAAAGGTAAATTATTTTCAATCATCCAATCCTTAACCCCTTCCGCGGATTCAACTAAACATAAATCATCAAATATAACCATACCCCCCTTTTCAACTTTATGGTATAAATTATCTAATACCTCTCGAGTAGGGGAATAACCATCCACATCAACTCTAAGTAATGCAATTTTGTTAATTTCAATATTAGGGAGTGTTTTATTAACATATCCCTTTACAAAATTAATCCTTTTATCCTCCCCTAAACTAAAATATTTAAAAACACCTTTTACATATCTTAGAGGTATACTCATAGTTAAATCTTCAGAAAATTCATTTTGAAATCTTTCAATTAATTCTCCAGTTTCTCCATTCAAAAAAGTTAGTTTTTTATAATTAGCGTCATCTAAAGATTGAAATCCCTCAAATGAATCGCATACCCATATTTTCCTATCGTTAAATAAATGACTCAAAAAAACAGAAAATCCTCCTCTCCATACTCCACATTCTATAATATCTCCTTGAATTTTGTTTATGCTTTCATAGTTTCTTAAAACTGTATTAAATAATTCTTTATTTACCATAGAATATTTTTCTTCAGTAATTTTATTTATTAAATCCTCTATTTTTCCTATGTCCATATTTTATAAATTTATTTTTTTAATAATCCCCAATTAATCGTAGGAGATAATAGTCCATCCATACAATGAGTTGCTAATCCAGGAATGGGTGTTAAAACATATCTTTGTCTTTCTTGGTTAAGATACATAAAAGTATTGTGGTCTCCAACTGTATTTTCCCATACATCAACATCTTTATCAAATAAATCCCTAGTCATTATAAACGTACCACAGGTACTAGGAGTTGTCCTCCAATGGTGAGTTTCTGAAGTTATTATTTTAGAGACTAAACTATCATATCCTTGTGAGATATATTTATCATTATGATCATACAATGAAACATAATTTAATGTTTTGTAACAAGAGAATAAATCAATTACCTTATCAACCCAATTATCCATATGTAAGTAATCATTTTCTACAAAATAAATAAGGTCATCTTTATCCATTTGAATACCTTTAATATGTTCTAGTAAATCTCTGTAAGATATTAAACTTGAACTATAATTAGTAGGGAATAATGTAAATCTATCTCTATAGTTTTTAGTAAAATCATCATTAATATCTCCATCTAATGCTAAAGTTATATCAATATTTTCTCTTTTATGGGTAGTATTAAGTAAATTTTTCCAACAATTTTCAAAACTAAACCAACTAGGTCTATTTTTTACTACATGATTTGAAGTGTGTCTATAATAAATATAAATTTTCATATTATCCTTTTTTACATACTAACATTATACTTGAACATAAATCTGGGTATTGATGTCCTAAAGCATAGCATCCGTCTAAATACTCCTTGGTTATAATATCGGTATTTAGTAATTGATCCCATTGGAAATTTGCTAATGCTTTAAAAAATATACCCGATCTATTTATAACATTTAATCCACCTTGTTGTGCATGACTCTCTAACATATCTAGAGTATATGTAATAACATGACCATGTTGTTTTTCAGAGGAGGTGATCGATGTATTATTAGAGATTAAACCCATTTTAACTGCTATTTGTCTTGAAGGAGCATTAGCATTAGGTACTACTATAAACAATTTACCGTCTTTTGAAAGCCATTTATTGCTAATTTTTTCTAATAATCTAATAGGATCATCAATGTGTTCTAATACATGGGTTAAAATTATATTATCATATTTAGTAGGTAAATCTATATCTTCAAATCTTCCTTCTACCCATTTTATTTGTTGATCTGATATTTTACTTTTTGCCTCAGAAATAGCTTCAGATGAAATTTCAACACAGGTTATATCTTGAAAATGAGGAGTTAGTCTTTTAGTAAAATCTCCCTTATAACTTCCTAATTCTAAACAATTACCTTCTACAAAATGAGAAATAAATGATTTAATCATATAAGGGTGAATAACATCAAAATCAAAATTATAAGCATATTTATGATCATCAGTATCCAAAAATTCTTGATTATAATCTCTTTTTAATTTTAATTCCATAACTATTTTATTTTTTATAATTCTTACTATTTTAAATTTATTCTTTTCATAAAAAGCAACAGCTTTCCAGTTTTTATTATTTACCTCTAGTGCAATTAATTTATATTTTTTATCTTTATAATATGAAATACATTTTGATAATAATGAATAAGAAATACCTTTTTTTTGGAAACTAGGAATAACACTTACATTAGTTATAAATGCTTCTCGTTCTATAGGATTTTGATATACTGCTACTAACCCTATTAATTTATTATTTTTAAAATGTTCAAAACGAGTTGACTTTGAATATATTTTTCTAGAGTATGAATCTATATCTACATAACTATCTAGATTAGGTACAAAACTATCATTACATGCATTTAGATGGTTGATTATATGTTTTTTCGTTGAATTATTCATTTTCTAAAACTGCTAACCCAAACCCACATCTTCCAAAATCATTTCCATTATATAACATATAATACTGTTCATTTAAATTGAATACATGAGGGTAATGGTGCATTGTACTATCCCAACCCGATTCTGAGTAATGTATTCCTACATTTTTATCATCTCTAACCCAATTAAAACCATCTATAGAATGGGCATAACCAATTTTATAGCCTCTACCTTTTTTAATCCTAAAATCTAAACCTTCTCTATAAACGAAATACATATGATATTTTCCTTTATATTTAAACACATCAGGTCCTGCTTGGCACTCATTTTCATCTAAAACATCATCAATAATATTCTTATTAAACCTATTCCAATTTTTACCGTCATTACTTATAGCCATTCTTAACTTATAGACAATTTCAAGCTTACCATTATGGTCTATCCATTCTTTACCTGCAAGATAATATAAATAATATAAGTCTCCAAATTTTCTTATCTTAGGACCACTAATAACGTAGGGTTCATCAACTGAAGGAGGAAGTATAGGTCCTTTACCTATTCTTTCAAAAGTATCTCCCCCATTAACACTAACTGCTAATCCTATAGAGCAATTAAAAGGAACTGAAGAACATCTGTACCATCCTGCATAATATAGTTTTATATCATTTTCTTCTTTAATTATAGAAGAAGGGTAAACGGAATGTTCATCAAATGAACCTAAGCTTCCTAAAGGCATTACAGGTTTATCTGATACTCTTAATACTTTGGTTAAATCTTTTTTATCTAATTCTAACCATGTAGTATAAGATGTAGATTTACCATTATCTTCTTTTTCTGGTCTACAAGAAAAATAAACTCTAACACAATCCTCTTTAATTAAAGTACTTACAGATTGAGAGTGTGATTTCATCCATTCTCTTTTTATTCCATCTTCCCAAGTTGTAGGGTTAAATACTTGACCTAATTTTTTCCACTTCATATTAAAGAATATTCGTTATTTAAATATTTTATTATATCTTTTTTTTCATTAAAAAATAATACATCTAAAATTGAAAGCCAAGGAATAAATTCATTTTTATATTGTTTATAAACTAAAGGATTAGATTTAACAAATTTTAACTTAATATCTTTATTACTAAAATCTTCTACATTATATAATTCTTGACCACCAATAGCATTTACATAAGTAGTAGCCTTAAGATTTTTACATATAGCCATTACCTTATCTTGAGATTTTAAAGAATGGTCTATACTAATATCTGAAGAAGTTATTATTTTGGTTTTAATTTCTAAATAAGAATTTAAAATAGTTAAGGAGTTTAATATAAATTTAAATAAATTTACCTCAAGAGATGAAAGACATTCATGTACAATAGGAAAAATATTATTAAATTGGGGAGATTTTTTATATGAATCATTTATTGTATTTAGTAATTTATTTTTATCCTTACTCCAACTATCAGCTATTATTCTATCTTGAATATTTAAATAATCAGAGTCTTTTTTTATAGGTATAGTTAAAATTTTATCCTCTCCATTAGATAATATTCGGTTCCTATTAATCCAACCCTTTTTTGTATATTGAATATTATCATATATAACAAATTCATCTACTGATGTTATTAAATGAAAATATCCAATATAAGGAAAAAAATAGGGTTGCATTATTGCTACTTTTTTACTCACAATTTATTGGTTAAAAATAGGAAATTTAGATAAGTTGGGGTAAGGCATTACTTTGTCTTTGTTTATAACAGGTTCTTCTCCATTCCAAAATTGACCCATAAGCAACAATCCTCTTGCAGCTAACTCGGGCATCATATAGAAATTCCATCCTAGCATATCAAAATTATCATCATGGTAAGAACATTCTCTGCGACCAGAGTATCTTGCTCGTTTAAACCATAAATAAGCTTCATGGTTATCTGTTAATATAGCTCCCCCTTTAGATAATTTAAAATGTTTATAAGGACCTGTAAAAGAAAGACACATATGTGTTTTAGCTTTGTACATATTATAAGTAAACCTTAAAGCTGCATCCCACACATTTGATCCTTTAAGTTGATAGGCTCCAGTTATTGTTTTACCTTTTACTTTTTCCCATTTTATTTTTAATCCAGCATGAATTATTTCACAAGGAACTGAAGGGTATGTTCTAGAAGGGCAGGTAACTATATTAGATTCAATACTTTTTTTAACATTATTTTCATAATATAAAGATAAAAATAAAGCATTACTCGCATTGTCTAATGTTACTACATAAGGTGCTCCTGTGTAATTTGAAAGAGATGATTCAAAATCTGCTGTAATTTGGTGAACTCCATTAGCCATATTTTTTTATTTACGTTTAATTACTGTGAATCCATTATTAAATTCATATCTTTTTTTTAGTTCCCATACTTCTGGATTTTCATCTAAAAATTCTTGAACGGCATCCCATAACCCTTTATTAGGAGTTAATGTCCCCTTAAAAGAGGGAACAGCTTCTAAAGTTTCTGGTCTATGAGCATAAGTTGTAGTATCATGAAAACAAATATATTTTTTTGCTTTATTTGAATGAATCTCTAATTCTAATTTTAATTGATCATAACAATGCCAAGTATCAATAAATAATAAATCAGTTTCTTCAATTTCAATTTCTAAAACATTAGTTTCTATAAATTTAAAAGGTATACTATAAGCTTTTGCTGTTTCATATACATCTTCAATTTTACCACCCCAATTAGAAGGATCAACCAAATCATATGAAATTAAACCATTTTTGGGATTACCTGCTAACCATGCCCAAGTAGAAACTATTCCTCTTACCCCCATTTCAGTTATAGTATCACATTCTTTAGCTAATTCTATAATAGCAGGAATGTGAAGGTTTATATCAGAAGGCTCTCTATATATTTGGTGGATTTTTTGGTCTAAATCTATTACCATAATTTTTATAATGTGTTATAATATTCGTTTTGTTTTTCTTGTCTTTCTATTGTTTTAGGATGATATAGAGATAATTCTTCTTGACTTGGTAAAGAAGTAAAATTTTTATGTCCTTCAAGTACTTCATGTACTTTATTTTTCCATTTTATTTCTGGTTTATTTTTCCATATTCGATACTGATAATCAGGGTAATTAACCCATCCTTTATCATTAACCTGCCATCCCCATTTTTTAATATGAGATTCAGTTAAACCTTCTACAGTATTAACTCTAGGTACTAAATATACTTCATGGTCAGGATTATTTTCTAATATAATAGGAAGATTTATCATGAGCAATTTATGTGGTATTTCATCTGCATCAATTTGAAAAATATAATCTCCACTACAATATTCTGTTAACTTATTTTTCCAATCAGCAAAGTGATTACTAAATCTTTCTTTATAAAATATAATTTTTTCCCCTACAGATTTTTCTCTAAGAAAATCTAAAATCTCTGTAGTACCATTATTATAATCAAATAATATAATTATTTCATCTTCCTCTCTTTTATTAAGTAGAAGAAAATTAACAAGTTTTTGTATTTCTTTAAACTCATTACAAACTGTAATTGCATAACTTATTTTCATAATCTATTCTGGTAATATTCCAATATACGAAAGAGCATCCATATAATCACGCTCATGGAAATTTTTCTTAGTACTCATATCCATTTTATATGCTTCTCCTGTTTCTTCCCCTTCTTCTCCCCCAAGTTTTATAGCTTTAACTGATGCCCAAGACCACTCGTCTTTATTAGTTCCATCAGCAAATACCATTCCTAATTCTATATTATTTATAGTATTTGGGATCCATACAAGATTTGTTTTAGGATCAGTCCATGCAATGTCTTTATGAAGCTCAGGTAAAACCATCATTTGTTCTTCATAAAAATCATTTTCGGGAAGCATTAATGAGTTAGTCCAATAACCACAAGATAAACTAAAATAATTTGTTATATCTTTACTTATTTCTATTTTATAGCATAGATCACCCCCGGATTTGGGGCAATCTATAATTTCATCGTACTGCATAATTATTTAATTTTTTCTAATTTAGGCAAATTTAATTTAGGCAAATCTAATTTAGGGAGACTTAATTCTAACTGTTTAGGAAAATCAGGGATATTTTTTTCTAAAATACTGCTAATCAATTCTTGCATCTTATCAAAATTAAAATTAGTTTTAATATGATAACCTTGTTTCCTTCCTCCAGGTATAAATTGCTTGTAATTCTTAAAAACTTCAATAAATGAATCTACTGCATGTTTAGAACTAACTTGAAACCACTTTGTTTCTTTTTTTAACCATTGGTTAGCAGCGCTGTTATGAACGTGTTCTAAACTACCAGGTAATAATGTGACATCCATAGGGGAAAGAAAATCCACATGACCTGACCATCCTGATGCTATAATAGGTTTTTTGCTCATTCCAAATTCTGCAAGGGGTCTACCGTAACCTTCACCTTTAGTAAAGCTAACCATAGCTTTAATTTTAGGGTGGTTGTATAATTGATTTACCCCATTATCACTAAAATCACCATTTAGAATATAAACATTAGGTAATTTTGATTTGCCATAGGTTTTTTTAATAGATAAAATTCTATCTAGTAAAGTTTCTCTACTCATGTAACTATTTCTACCAGTAGATGCTTTTAATATTAAAGCAGGAGGTGATTTTTTGTCTTTAAACGCATCAAAGAAGTACTTAACGGTTAACCCCACATTTTTTCTATCATGCCCCATTGCTCCATTCATCCAATGTCCTACAAATAAAAAACAAAAAGATTCTTTAATTTTTCTTAAATCTAAAGAAATATCCTTACTTTCAAGATGTTTATATACTTCTATGTCAACCCCTTCAAATACTACCTCTATAGGTTTTTCTAATTTTAAGACCCCTACTATTTGATTAGTTTGTTTATTCTTCTGTTCAAATTTAGCTTCAGAAAATATTTTTTTACTATGATTAGAGGAAACTAAATTCATGTCCATTCTATTTAACCCTTCTATCCAACTAGGGTCACAACCTGTACTTTCAATTCCAGCAGTGCATCCTATATTATATTTACCTATGGGTCTAAATTCACTAGGGATAGTAACTTGCATCCAAATATCAGGTTGAATATCTATGCTTCCTATAGTATGAGAAAATAGAAATTTCCATTCTTCATGCTCCACACAAAAATTAATTGGTGTTTCACCCCATCTTTGTGGCAATAATTTTACATCATACTTGTGTAATTCAATGATAGACTTAATTAAATCACGTGACCGCGCACCATAACCTGAGTATGTGTCAAAAGGTGCGGATATTACAAAAATTGGTTTACTCATTAATATATAATTTTATGGTTTAAAAATTTACCTTTGTATTCAGTAGCATTTACTATTTCATATTCTTCTCGAGGTTCCCATACTTCAAATAATTCATCAACTCCCTCCATTACTCTTTGTGCTTGATGTTCAGCCGTAAACCCGGCTTCATCACCTAATGCCCATTTTCTTCCTTCTAATCCTCTTTCTTTTCTTTCTTTGGGAGATAATGCGTACACTTCTTTTATTCTGTCACATGCATCTTCCCAAGTACATCTATCATCATAAATGTAAGGTGTAGGGGGCGAACCTTGAATTGAGCGAGAAGTAGGGTAAACTGGAAATGCCCATTTTCCATGTTTTTTAAAAGTACCTCTATGATTTGAAGGAATATCAGGAGAGGGTTCAAACCAGTTTCCATCACCATCTTCAAATCTCATTTGATCTTGCATTCCTCCTGTAGTATTAGCTATTATAGGAGTACCTGCTAACATGGATTCAGTTAATGTCAACCCCCACCCCTCATTCGATGATAATAATATTTGAACATCTGATATGTTATATAAATAATTTAAATGAGTTCTATCTAATTTAGAAACCGAAAATGTTATACAACTCTCATATTTTTCACCAAAAATGTACTCAGACACTTTATTTAAATCTGTACCATGGTCTGAGACTACTTCTGTATGTAAAATAAATTTACACTTTAGTGCCTCATCATAAGGTAAAGAATCTAAAAACCCTCTAAAAGCTAACATAGTATCAGGTATTTGTTTTCTTCTAATATTTCTAGAATTAAAAAATACTACAAAATTTACCTCTTTATTATTAAATAGTTTAGTATTTCGATATTTTAAAAGATCTTTATATGATTCATGATTTTTATCTATTGGGAAATAATGTTTATGATTTAACCCATGTGGTATATATTTAAATACTTTTTTAGAAGTATCTACATCTTCTAATACTAACTTATTAATATTAAAAGTTTGTTTAGAAATACCCATTAATAAATCACATGCTTCATAATATGACTGGTTATATCTAGGTGCAGGGTAATCATCCCATATATTAAGATAAAATATAGGTATTTTTTTTCTAATAGCATCTTCCATATTAAAGATATGTTGAAAATATCTTGGATCTGTAATTAACATTAAAGCATCTGGTCTTTCTTGCATTAAGATATTTTGAATATCCTGAGAAGTACCATAACCATCAACCCCATATAATAATACTGAGGAATCACTTAATCCTGATTCTTTATTAGTAGCATCACTAAGATCTAATTTTTTACCTTTATCTGGATGGTTTATTGCTCCTGCAACATTAACCCAATTAAAATGATGGGCTGTATGTATAACAATTTCTTTGGCAACAGTAGCTATTCCACTGTGAACTCTAATATCATCACATATAAGCAAAATTTTCTTTCTTTTACCTTTGGGAAGATGTTCAAAACTTTTATTCATTTATTTTTTATTTATAGTTCAATAGTATTTTGATTAGTAATTTGTCTTCTGAAGCTTTCATCAGTAAGGTACAAATATATTGCTCTATCAGCAAGTTTTTGAAAACTAAATTTTCTTTTAACACATTCTATTTTGAATGCCTCAAATAATTGGGAATGGACTTTAACACTTGTTAAAATCATTTTATTATCGCTCATAATTTATTATTTATATTATTATATATGTTATACCAATACATATATATAATTTTATTATATATACCAATATACTAAAAAGCAATGCCTTCCCCACACAATTTTTGGTTTATTTTAAAGGGACAAAAATTACAATTCCACTTTGAGGGTTGTTTAGGATATTCTACATCTTTTATAGTACCTGAGGTGCTAAAGCATTCTTGTATAAAACTGTTGACAGCATTTTTAGCTCTACCTATTTTTATTTTACCACTAGGGGGAGTGAATCTTTGTACCCTATGTGCTTGATAGGGTGACATTAACTTTTCATCATTAACATCCAATACCTTTCTCTTTAATATAAAGAATTCAATTTCAATATTATCTATTGGTATACCGTATTGCTCGGAAAAAAACTGTTTATATAATAATAACTGGAATTGTTTATCCTCGTTATTTTTATCTTGTTCTCTCCATCCCTTAGTACTAGTTTTTATATCAATTATTTTGAATGTATTAGTTGGTTCATGGTACATTACAACATCAAGATACCCTAGGTATAATACGTTATTATACATTTTATTTGGTGCTACTGTAATGGGTATTTCACACCCTACTAACCACCATCCACGTTTAGAAAAATATGCACTTTTTTTCTTTCGAAACCAATTTAAAATACCTACCCCATCTTCAAAAAATTCCCGCATTTCTACAGGAGTTGAAAAATGCTGATTATTATTTGCTTTATATTGTTTTTGGTATTCGTTTATAAAATTGGTTTGAAAATCATCTTCCAAATTCATTTTATCCGCAATCGTTCCTGCTTGGTTATACATTACATTTAAATATTCCTGCACAGTTTCATGTACCGCAGTCCCAAAAACAGTATGAATACTAGATGAAAAGGGTTTAATTTTATCCTTATATTGGAGTTTCCAACGATGGGGACAACCTCTAAAAATGCTCATTTGGGAATATGAAATATTCTTTTGGTAAGCAAAGTTAATAGCTTGTGGGGGGTTTAATCGAATTTCCTTTACTATTACTGGTGTTTTTTTAGCCACAATGTGTTATTTTTTCCACTTGTTGCGACCAACAAGAAGACCTATGATGCCATAATTGGCTATATCTATAAATGTATCTTCCATGCCCTCACCTTTTACAAAGTTTTTACCATTAATTAATAAATTCTTTAAACGAGATATTTTATCTGTTAATCTAATAGCCAATCCTGTTAATGAGAATTTTTTATCTTCTTTATTATTAAGTATATCTCCCCCTAATGTTATATTATTAAGTCCATAATCCATATGCTTTGCTGCAAACATTTCATACATTTCACCCATAATACCCTTAAACTCATTAGCTAGTTCTCTATATTCTGTTTCAAATTCTTGAACAGTTGAAGAAGGTTCTATATTTTCGACTTTATTTTTATTACCCTTACTATGATATTTTGTTAAGATATCACTCATAATATTTCCTTTCCAGTAAAATATTTCTTTAATGCTTTTAATCTATCATCAGCATCCACTAACATCATTAAAGCCTCCTCAGCATTTTTATAAAAATCTTCTGTAGAATGATCACCAATTCCTGCGGGGTGTTCTGATAGTAAATTTAAGGTAAGTAATGATTTTGATTTGTCTGCCTCTGCAGATGTTTTTAACATATTAAGTAATTCTCTTTTCATTTTAGTAATTGTTTTGTTTCCTTTTTATTAAATCCCATACTGGTTAATATACTAACAATTTCTTTACTTTCCAAAAGTTCTAAATATTCCTCTGTTTCCTTTTTGGAGCATTCCCAATAATCTTTTAAATAGTTAATTAAATCCTTATTTCGTAATTTATTAGTAGATTTAATATACTTATTCCATTTATTATTTTTAGGAATAAATTCTCTATAAATTGAGTATATTTCCTTTTTATTTTGAGGCATTATCTTTTGTGCCTCATTTACTAGTTCCAAATAATCGGGATTCATGCTCAATACACGGTGAATTACATATGAATTAAACACGTCCCAATCTTTGTCACTAAACTCATCGATTGGTGTTTTTAACACGTTAATGTGCCGAATCCAATCGAATGTTGTTTTTATCATAACAATTCATCCTTAAGTTCTTCTCTAAGTTCTACTGGTATTCCTTCTCCTACTATTTTGTTGTTTGTAGGATCAAAAAATACTGGAATTGGCATTATAGCATCATTGTCAGTACCTGCTACAAATTTTGAAATTCTTCTTAATATTACCCCAGATTGGAATATACTATTACCTTCAGAATTTTTAAAACCTGTGGTAGATTTTAAATCTATATTAAGTTGTGGATCTTGTTCAGGTTGTTTCATTTTTATTTAATGTTTATAATTTGTTGTAAAAGTGAGATAATATTAATCTCTTTATCTATTCTAAAATTTGATTTATATTGATGTTCATTAATTAGTATTGCTACTGTACCTTGCTTATTAGAAAGGTATTGCTCAGCAGTATCAAATAAAAACCTAAATACCTCTTCAAAATCATCAATATTTGAATCCGCTATTATTTTGCGGATTTGAATTATATTAGGTTTATTTTTTTTAAGTTCATCTAAAATAGCAGACAAATAGCTAGTAGAAACAAGTAATGAATCATCAATTACTAATTGACTCTTAACATTACTTGCCTGGATAGTATTGAGCATTTTTCTTAAGTCCGGAAAGAACTTATTTACAACTTTACCAATGGCAGATGGTTCAAAACTTATGCTCTCCTTATCACATATACTAGCTAAATGTACTGCAATTTCTTTTTTAGTTGGTGGTACTATTTTAAATGTTTGACACCTTGACTGTAAAGGATCTATAATACGTTCTACAAAATTACAAGTTAAAATAAAACGAGTAGTTCGTGAAAATGTTTCTATTATATTCCTTAATGATGCTTGGGCTTGTATTGTTAAGAAATCAGCTTCATCTAAAATAATAACCTTAATAGGCTTAAAAGACATCACACTAGCAAAACCTGATACTTTTTCTCTAATTGTTTCAATACCTCGTTCATCACTTGCATTAATATAAAGATGATCACAATCAAGGTTATTTACTATAATTTTAGCAAGTGTGGTTTTTCCAGTTCCTGCGGGTCCATAAAATAAGTAATTTTGAATATCATTATTTAATAACTGTTTAGCTATACTTTCTTTAAGAGATTTATTTCCAACATATGTAGATAAATCCTTAGGTCTATATATCTCGTTTAATAATGTATGTTCTCTCATTTTAATACTCGCCGTAGATTGAAAACTTTTGTTCTTGTTCAGCTTGTACTTCCTTTTCTTCAGCAGAAATAGCAAATAATTCACTTTTTAGGGGGGCTAATCTATATTCCCCCCTAAATCCTGTTTTAGTCATATATGATTCCAATGTATCTGTAAGTGATTTATGAATAGGTCCATTAGGTTCATTAGCAATTAATCTCCACTTATCACCTGGTGGGACTCTTCTAGCAATTAACATATTTTGCTCTATAACTTCAGTTTTTGGTTTATCTTTCATATACGTAAATTTAAATAATTTTTATCAGTTCTCCAAATTTCTTACATATAACCTTCCATACCTGCAGCAGTAGAAGCATTGTTTTGTAAAGTATTCATTTTATCAGCATCCTCACTTTTATCTTCAGTAACAGTACATTCAGTTAGTAATACCGTACCAGCAATACTTGCTGCATTTTCTAAGGCTAACCTAGTAACTTTTGTTGGATCAATAATACCTTTTTTCTTAAAATCTATAGCTTTTCCAGTTTCAATATCAATACCTTTCCATCTATTAAACTTACCAACATTAACTAAAGCAGTTTGACCTAAAAATATAGCTTCATTTCTGTCATACCCAGCATTAACTAATATTTGTTCAAATGCTTTACCACATGCTCTGTATACTATTTCAGAACCAGTATTAGATCTATCAATTGCTTCTCTTGCATATAATAAAGCTACACCGCCTCCAGCAACAACGCCTTCTTGTATAGCAGCTTTTGTAGCATGTAAAGCATCATCTACTCTATCTTTTTTCTCTAACATTTCTGTTTCAGTATAACCACCAACATGGATAATTGCTACTCCACCTACAAATTTTGCAAGTCGGTTTTGAAGTTGTTCAGTTTCATAAGGTGAATTAGAATTATCAATTTGTTTCTGTAGTTCTTCAACACGAGATTCAATAACCTCTATTGTTCCTTTTCCATCTACTAGGGTAGTTTGGTCTTTTGTTACTGTTACTTTTCTAGCTTCACCAAACCAATCCCAACTAAATTTGTCAAGTTTCATTCCTTTATCCTTAGAAAATACTTGACCACCAGTCATAATAGCTATATCTTCTAAAACAAGTTTTCTACGTTCTCCAAAATCTGGAGATTTAACAGCACATACACTAACTGTTCCTCTCATTTTATTAACTATAAGAGTAGCTAATGCTTCATTATCAATATCTTCAGCAATTATCAATAATGATTTGCCTTGAGATGATACTGCTTCTAGTATTGGTAACAATTCTTTAACAGAATTTAGTTTTTGATCTAATATTAAAATTGCGGGTGTATCTAATATTGAT